TACTTCCACCTCTTAAAACAGTCTTTAATCCCCTAAGAACTCTTACCACACCTAATCCTAAACCACCTAAAACACTACTACCAAGTTCAGGAAAAAGAAGACCTGCCAAAGAAATAGCATCTAAAACCAGTAATCCAGCATCAACCATATCCCATAAATTATCCCAATCAAAACCGTCATTTTTATTTTTATTTTTATTTAAACTTAATGAGAGATTATCATCGGGGTTTCCACCTTTTTGAGTTCCTGGTTCATATCCAGTAGGTGGTTGATAACTCGTTGGTTTAGATGTTCCTGTAATAGTACAATAATATCTACCATATGAATCTGGAGTACTTGATGGTGGACCAGGATAAAAAGCACGATAATCATTATACCTGTCAGTATTCTTAAACCATACTGCTTGTTCAAGGGTCATTTGACCATAATCAGTAAAACCAGTTTCTCCATCCCAATCCTCAAGTTCACCAGTGATTCTTCCAAGATTCACCATCTTCCTATCTTCTTGGCGAATATATCCAATCTGAGTATAGTTTGCCCATGCGTACCACATTGCTGACATGGGGCCCAAAATATATGATGTATCTCCAGGAGGTTCAATAGTTCTTATAGTACCGTCTCCTTCAAATAATCCAGTTGTATCTTTTCCATCATAACCAGGTTCACCATCTCCATCCTGATTAAAGTTTGCTGGACTATCAATAGGACCTGGTACTTCTGGTGGTGTTACTTCTGATCCAGGAACATCAACATACAAGCCTGTTGTATGATTAGTTGGAAGTTCTGTAAGAAGTTCTAACTTTTCATCAATTGATTTATTTTTTAAATGCTTCAGTGCTCTCGTATATTTATTCGTGGACATAGTATCCCTATATTGAAATATTTATCTGCAGAGTTGCATCAGGATATTCAACACATCCTTCTGGCCATCCAACAATGGTAATTCTATTGTGTGTTGCATAACTATTTACCATTTCAATACCATGGGGAACTTTAGGATTAATCCAAACAAGTCGATTTGGTTTTGGATCAATTTTTTCCACATCACAATTTTGAAATAATAAATTTCCTCCCCAAGAATCTTCCCATGTTGGATGGGCATAATATACAAATCCACCAAAATCAATATGATATCCAGTACCTGAAGATTCTCTATCAAGATTTGGGGGAAGTGTATTAATGAAAGACCAAGTTTTTAAATTAGAATTCCAATGTTCTTGAAAAAAATCTAAAGATTTAAGTTTTTCTTTTATCCATTCAATACTAGTTGTATAAGGTTCATCTCTATTTTCAACAAAAATATCTGTGTTCAAATACTCAGACAAATTTTCTTGAATCCAATTCCATTGATCATTGGATAGAAAATCATCAATAACTATTGCTGCTGTCCTAGTAGACATTGATTCGTATTTTTAGTTATTTATTTTATTGTAAACTTATAACCTAAATAGGTACGAAAGAATCAATGAGACCATGAAGAGAATTCTTCCATTAATCATGATTTTGATGGCAGCGCCTGCAGCAAATGCAGGCGGTCTGGTTCATAAAATGTCTTCAAGTGTTCAATTAACAGTTGACTCTGCTAGAACCACTGCAACAAGACTAGGTTCTCAATATAGTGTGTCTGGTTCTAATGTAAGTACCACTGACGGAACAACAGCAGGAACAGTTTCCACCGGTGCTATTACCAGTGGAATCATGGCTCCAGGAAATATTGCTGCTTCACAAGCAACATCTGGTGAAGCATTTTCATTCAGTCAATCTTATCTTCAAGGTGATGCAGTTCCTACTGCTGCTCCTTCTGTAGGTGCTGTAGGCAACTTTTCTAGTCAGACTTCTTTTGCTGCTGGAACTACCAGTACCCTTGCAGGTACTGTAGCTACTGATGGTGGTCTTGCTTTAACCGCTGGCGGAGCAGGTACTTCGGCTACTGGACAGTTTGTGTCCGAAATCACTGTTATAGATTAATATTATGGGTAGATTGCAAGAAACAATCAGTCTGGGATTGGTTCTTGGTTTAATTGATTGTTTAGTACAACCCGCATATTCTGTTCCGGTTGTGCCAAACTTCACCCAAGGATCAATGACTAGTCATACCGAAACTACCTCTAAAGTGACCGAAACGATTAACTCTATAGATTATTCAACAGGATGGCAATACTCAACAACTGGCAACAACGTTTCCAACAACGGACAATCACTAAATCCGAGTACAAACCAATCATCGGTGGTAATAAGTCCTCTTGGAGGGACAGAGGGGCAAGTAACAAGTCCCAACTCCAGTCTAAACTTAAACGGACAAAACTTTCAAATAGAAAATCCTGGAGAAGCATTTCAGTTTACTCAGTCATACAAAGGGCCTGGAGTAACAAATCAAACTGTAATTCAAAGAATGACAGAGGTCACAAGCGTAACAGATACCACAAGTATCTTTACCCAATAATTTCATTATTAATTGCATCCCCAGTTAGTGCTGCTGATGTAGGAGGTGTTTCTGCAACAGCAAATCCAATCGCAAATAGTTCTGGTTCTGTAACAAATCAGGCCATCCAAGTTTTACAGGGACCATACATTACTAACACATACGGTGGAGGTATCAGTTGTCAAGGACCAACTGCAAACTTTACTCCATATATTACTCATGCTCGTAGTGATAAAGATCCTTTTGAAGACTACTATCTAGAACCACAATATGATAGTAGAGACTTTAACGGACAATTAGTAGAAATTCAAAAAAGCGTTAAGAACTATCCTTGGGAATCTTGGTATGATGATCGCACATACACAAATAGTGATGGAGATGAAATTCGTGCTATTGAAGATGGTGCAGACATGACAATTACTACCATGGAAATGCAACCTGACGGAGTTCCTGATAATCCAGGTGATGTTCTCTGGCAAAAACCTGTAAGGACAGGAATGTCAAGAAACTATAGTACCAGTGTTGGACTATCTGCCACACTATCTCTACCACTTGATGGTGGACTGCAAGCACGTTGTAAGGAAGCAGCAGATACTCAGATTTCTTTACAAAAACAAATTCATGCAAATAAAAGATTAGATTTTGAAATTGCAAGACTTAAAAATTGTGGTGAACTTATGAAAAAGGGAATCAGTTTCCATCCAAGAAGTCGTTATTCTTCAATCTGTTCTGATGTTGTAGTTCAAAATATAACCCACATTAAATCCCATGCACATACAATTCCAAAACCCACTACTTCTTCATTGGACGAACAGAGCGTAGTGCCTTTACAGACTGATTCCTCTGACGCTGCTCAGCAATCTTCTCAGATACCGACTGTGGCGGGATCTTCTTACCCCGTAAGGTCGCAACCTTCTTCATTACCTTCTTCACAGTCGGTTTCACAACCTTTAACAAAAGGTCAGCAAGAGGTTTTGCGAGCAGTGCGGAACTCGTCGCTACCACAGCAATTGAGGCGGTAGTTGTAACCATACCTGCTGATGGTATATTCTGTATGATCTGATCAGGTATAGATAACTCTTCAAATACTGGGAGACATTCTTTACCAACCATCTCATAACCAGCAATCTTTTTATTACCCTCTAGGATCTTTCCTATGGGGTCTTTTAATTGCTGCACTCTAGTAGGACACTGAGGCATCGATGCCTCAGTCTTAGGCACTGTAGGTGCTTTAGGTGCATCAGGTGTCGATTCAATCGGTGGTTTAATTGGAGGTGGTTCTGGTGGTTTTGGTCTTTCTAGTTTAATTTTATTTCTATCATAATCAATTGGTCTAAAGGAAGGAGTTCCTGCATCACAAAATGTTCTAACATTTTTAGGATCTTCATCCTTTAGAGATTGATTTTCATTACTATCAACATGCGATTCAACACACCCAGGCATATTCACAATAGGAGTACCCACTTGTGTAGTAATGGGTGGATATATCGGAATTGCCATAGGAGGATCTGAAGTCATCCATCTCGGAGACTCAGGAACACTTATATTAACTATATCTAAATTATCTAAATTAATATCCTGTATTGGCATTTAGTCAACGAGCGTACCATGTGCTCTTCTAATTTCTCTCAATTCTTCAAAATTTTTCTGTTTAGTTCCACCATCATACTCCCAAGCATAACCCTCCGTAATCATTTGTTCATTTAAAGAAACAGTATCCTCACCAATATACAACCAACCAAGAAGTCTGCCATACTTCCCCATGCCACCGACAAGTTCAGTTCTAATAGTGAGTTCTTCATCTCCTGCAATTGTGTCCTCCAATTTTGCTTTCATCCAATAAGTAGCATCTATTCCTAATGCTTTCTCCTCAAGGTCTCTTGTCCTCTTCTCTGGCGTATCAACACCTGCAATTCTTACACGTTCTTTCTTGAATAAATCGAATCCAAGATCGATGGTGACATCTATAGTGTCTCCGTCCAATACCTTGTCTATCGACACTACTCGAAAATTGTAGCAAGACTTCCTGCTAGGGGGGGTCATTGTTCCCATTGATTCCACTCCATTAGTGCTTTATCTATGGCATCACTAGGTTGAGTTATATTCTGATCAATCTCCCATTGTTTAATTTTTTCAGTCAAAATACCTATAGTTTCCTCTTCATCAAATTGTTTTGATTCGACAGCACTTATAAGTCCAACCAATACAAGGCTAGCAGAAATAACAGCAGCAGCACCCCATACCCATCGTTCAAGTTTACGAACACGCTCACGAAGTTCTTTTGACAGTTCTCCAATGTCCTCAATTTTATGTTCCAAAAGTACTATTTGCTGATCTTGACTCGCATCTTTTGTATTGATTTGATCTGGCATAACTCAACTCTTCAAAAGTCCATACAAATTATATAGACAATATAATATTATTGTTTCATACTAGGGATCAATTGATAAGACATTTTGTCTCTCAATTGATTTATACGATCATCATCATATTGTTGAAAATTTCCACGCTTATCAACTTTTTTATAATAATGCAATGCATTTTGAATGATCGTAAAATCTTCCATTGTTAATTTAAAATCCATTAACAATCACTAATCATTGAATTAATTGTAGATCCTGATGCAGATCCAAGATTTTGTCCCAAAAGTAAAGCCCAACCAGATACTAACCATCCCACATAAGGGATATTAGCAACCGCAGGAACAACAAGACCAGCACTAATTGCTGTTCCTGCCATCGCACCTTGACTTCGTGCTCCAGCGTCCGCCACTATGCACTCTAAGTCTTTTGCAGACTTTCCCTCATTATCTAATGTAGCACCTCCAATATTTCTTGTTCCTTCCATGGTGAACTGATCTACTCTCCACTCAGATCTTTTTTCAGTATTATTTCCTCCAAAAAATCCATTCCTTTTCTTATCAAGTTCTAAAGATCTTTGTGACTCAAGGACAGTAGGATCATTTGCACGATATTCAATACTATATCCATCTTCCCCTGCTTCTATTTTATAAGAAGAATATGGACCATGAGGAATATTAATTGTGGGAACTTCAACAATATGTTTAGGTTCATATCTAAGTAAATGCCCTAGCACACCAATATGTGCAATTGCCACAATACTACCGACACTAATTGCAGTCCATTTAATAGAAGGTTTCATTTTACATCGGGTATGGAGGTTGATCTGTTACAATTTTGATTGGTCCTTGCTCAACTCTAATAGTCTGAGTAGGTCCAGTTTGAGCTGCAGCTGCAATTAATCTCTCAAGATCTGCTTTTGTGATTCCACCACCAGCAGCGGCACCAGCAGCGGCACCATTCATCTTCATAGTTCCATCACCAGATTTCTTTGCTGTCTGAACTCCAAACGTCGCTAAAACTCCCGTAAAAACGGAGGCTATGAAAGTCGGGTCAATCTTCTGTTGAGGTAATCCAGGAACAGTTACATAATTAAGAGTTAGAATGCCACCAGACCAAACGAGAATCCCCAAACGAACAAAAGTTGAAAGAATGGCAAGATTATCCTCAGAATCTCCTACCTTTTCTTTCAACTTTCCCAATGGTCCTTTCTTTTTAACTTCTTCCTTTTTAACTTCTTCCCTAGTTTTAACTTCTTCGGGCATGAGTAATCAGCAAAGACTACTTTATTTAGAAATATACTTATTCTCAATTAACCATTCGCGTGTCATAGGTGTTGGATCATAATCTGTCCACATAGTTCCTGCAGCACAAGATGCAAGTGCTTTCTGAGTCATACCTGTAGTTTTACCTGCCCATGTTGCTTCTTTCTCCCAAGGAATAGCCTCAGGTTGTAGAATATAAGTTTTCTCTACAATCTTTTCCCAAAGTTTAGGAACATCCTCTTCAGGTAAAATGATAGCAATCATACTATTATCTATAGTTCCTGCCATACAATCTTGTGCCGCATGCCACCCCTCATGTCTCATTACACTCATAAGCACATGAGGACGACCCATGAATGTCTTATTTAAAAAGAAGTTATTACTTACAGTATGATAAACGCCACGATGTCCAGGAGGGAAATATTTTTCCTCTGCTAGAAACACCTTAACTCCGACTTGATTGAGGGAAACGAGCATTCTGTTGAACTCGTCAGCAACAGGATAATAATTACGATTGGGATAATGATTAGCAATATCAAGGACACTAAAGACTTCTTTGACTCCATCAGTGCATTCTCGTAAAAGCATACACCCCATCGAATCCATTGTATAATATCCCTTGGTGATTTTAGAGTCATCAGCAATTGCTGGAGCAGACATAGCAACTGCTGCCAACAGACTCATAATAATTTTTTTCATATTAGAAAGGAAGCGAAATAGATCCAGATGTAGGAGGTATTGAAATAGCATCTCCAGTAGCACCAGGAAGTTCGGGCATAGCAGAATTCATCATTCCTGGAAGTGCTCCTGCAATTGCATCTGCTGCTGCCTTAGCAACGTTTTCTTTTACCTGTTCAACAATAGCATCTCGACGAAGATAAACAACTGTTCCTCCACCGATGATACCAGCAGTTCCAACAAATGATAGAACTGCTAATACGTTAATTACTTTTTGCATGATAGTATGCCTCGTAGTATGCGGCGATGCCGTTACAATTTACATTGCCTTGAGATACCCAATCATGGGCACACTCATATATAGACTGGTTTGTATACTTTGACTTTCTTGTATTATCAAGTTCACTACCATACTTCTTAAGAAGTATGGTGAGTGCCTGTTGGCGAATCTCCAATTTCTGTTTACTATAACGCCAATCTTCACCAACTTTTAATTCTGTACCCGAATAATTGCCCATTTTAGGAAAAAGTAAATTTCTTAGTATAATCGTATGCATAGTTAGTTCTAGCACCATGAATGCCCCATCCTAACCAACGATAAGCAGCATTCATATAATAACTAACAGTCTGTCCACTACCTTCAAAATAAGGAAGTTGTGTCTGGAAAATATTCTCATTAATCATATAACGAAGTTGTCCGTCTAATGAACTTGGGTTGCAACCATACTTGGTGCAAAACTTCCCAAGATTATTATAACGACCAACAGTGGTCCATTGAATCAATCCGTATCCACCACTACGACATTGATTATAATTAACTCTTGCACCACCCTCACATATATTAGATTTAAACTCACTCTCTTGCTTAATGTTGCCCATAATAGTGGCAAGAGCATTTCTATCAGTAATATTTGTCCTATCTTGAATATATGCTAAGGTAATTTTCTCATCAGGAGTACATCCTTCACACTTCCATGATGGAGAAGGGGAAGCAGCAGCAACAACTGTTGCTGATAAGAATTCAAAAATCATTTGACTAAGAATTTACAACAGAATTATATATCAAATGCCAGATTTTGTCAACCTACCCTTGCCAAATCATATCTGGCATCTGCTGTGGTCCTTGCCTATTCATAAACATAAGTACCAAGTATCCTAAGAACCATAGAATATTAACAATCCATGCTTGTCTATAAAGATACTTTCTAAC